ACGAACGGGCTGTGCAGGATGCTCGCTTGCGTCTCCCCTCGCGGATTCATCGTCCGCACCGTCCGGCCCTTGCGGTTGTAGATGGGATAGAGCAAGTCGTTGAGAATCAATCCCTCGTAACGAATCGACCGCGACAGATTGTCCAGGTAGTGGGAGGTGCCACGGGTTGCTTGGTCCAGCACTTGGCGGATCGCCTTCCCGCTTTTGAGGCTGGGGTCGATGTTCCCCAATGTCGGATCGGGGATCGCCGTCGTGCTTTTGATGGCTTGGTCAAAGAGTTGCACCGAGCCGGCAATGGCCTGAATCTCCGTCGTGATGCTTGTCCGCTGCGGCGGGGCAATCGGGTTGCCGTTCACATCATACGGGTTGAAGTGCAAGGCGGGAATGGTCCGCGTGGCCGACAGCAGATACTCGTTCTCAAAGCCTTCGTCAAACCCGGCCGGTCCCATCCACGGCGGAATCGGGGCGAGGCCAATCTGCTCCACCCACTTGCTGACCATCACGTTGAAGCCCTTTTGGGCATCCCGGGCCGGCCGCACCATGCCTTCAGACCGCCGCTCGCTATCGAAGGGCTGTAACTCTTCGCCCAGCACCTTGATGATGGGAATGTATTTGCCGGGCCAGTCGGTCTCCTCAAGCACTTGCACGCCGTCCAGCTTCGCCCACTTGATGCGCTTCTCGATCACCTGCCGCTTCAGGTCATCGCCGTTGTCATCGACGCCTAACGGCGCCCCGCCTTCGGCATACTCGGCATCGTCCTCGTAGAAGACGCGCCCATCCTCGAGCGTGACCAGTGTCCGCGGCACCCGTTCGGTATACCAATACTCCACGATGCGCACGGAGCGCGTATCACCATCAGACGTGAACCAGCCGGGCAGTTCATCGCCCAAGGCCCGCCATTCGGACTCACTGGCGGCTCGCAGGGGATTCGGCTTATCCCCGACTTGCCCATATTCCGCCTGATAGCGGTCCCACGGCAGATCCGTGCCGATAAAGCCCCACTCCGCATCAGAGCCATCGGGTTGCTCATGGGCCGGGTCCATGCTGACACTGGCCTGATTGAAGATGCGATCGACATACAGTTCCTGGTCATTTGACCGGCCGGGAATGTAGCGCGTCATCACCCGATAGAAGCCCCGCCCCGCAATGACCGCCCGCTGAAAGGCCCAGGACCGCGCATCGGCCGCCTGAGACTCCCGCTGGATACGTCTCACCAAGCCTTCGCGCAGCTCAATCTCTTCGGGACTGATCCCAGGAGACCCTGAACCGAAGTCATCCGCCGCCGCAATCTCCACCCCAAGGTCGGCCTGCCGCTCCTGATTGAGCACCTGACGCACCGGCTCCCGCACCTTATTGATGGTGTAGGTGGGGCGGGGCGGGACGGCCGGCGCAGAGCCGGTGCCGCTGTTGTTGCTGTTCTGGTTGCTGGATTGACCTTCGCGGGCTGACCGGACGTTGGGATCCCACTGCTCGCCGGCATAGAACTGGAGGTCCGCTAACTCCCGCTCCCGTTGCTGTTCATCCGCCTCTTCGGCCTGTTGAAACCGCTTCCGGGCCAGTTCAATGAAGTCTTTGTCATCCGCGTTGGTGACGCGTTCGCTGTATTTGTTGCCCTTGGGAGGACGGCGCTTCGCCATCAGTGACTCGCCATAGGCTTGATGGTCGCGTCAGTGAAGCCTGAGGTCGGCACATCCACGCGTGGAATATCTGGATAAACATGAAATTGCTGCTCGCCGTCTTGAGCAAAGACCGGCAGCCCAGCTTTCATCCGTTGCCGGGCAAAATCAATCGCCTTACGGAAAATACTCGCAGGAAGTCGGGTCGCAGGCGGCGTATTCAGCAGGTATTGAACCTCATCCCTGGTGAGTGTCGGCACCAGCGTGGGAATATCCATCTCTTTGCCGGTTAAATCCGTCGTGCCCACGCTCAACTCACTGGACACTAAGCCGTCCGGTCTCGGAAGAATCCCAAGAAAGCCATTCCCCTTCACGGTGCCATCAGCCCGCAGGTTCCACTGGCTTCGATCGGTCGGCTGTTCCGGCATTACCAGCGCCTCATCACGGACCAGCGGCCCAAGCTGCCAAGGATGATCAGACTGCGCCAGCGTGGAATGGGATCGGCCCACCTCGTCAGGAACACCCGCGCCGCATCGCGCTGGACTTGGCCCGCCATCGCATTGACACGGAGCACCAGCAGTTCAGCGTCAGTCATTCCGGCCGGATGTGAATCGACCGCAGGAACGCCTTGTCATCACGGGACCAGACAGGGACCGCATACATCAGCGCGTCACCGAGAGGATCGACCTGCTGGCGAAACTGCGCGGCCTGAAATGCCTGCTGCTGCGCTTTCTGCTCCACGCGAGCGCGTTCGTCAGGACTGAGCATCATCGGGAACGCCGAGAGTATACACCTAACCCCACAACTCTCCAGGCATGATTCTCGGCATCCGCGCCTGATTGATGCGTCTCCGCGCCAGACTCTTCGCCTGCTCCGCTTGCGTGGCCCGCAGTGCCCCGAAGTTTAACTCGACATACTCTAAGGCATTCATGCCGTGCTCAAACCAGCCGTCCTTCTTCGCCTTCCGCACTTGCTTGTTGCCCACGCTGACGTCATGGACATCCCAGACGTAGCCCGCCTCGAGCGCATCCGTGAGGAAGCCATCCGCCGTCATCCCCTCCACGCTCACGCGCTGCCACTTCAGCGGGTCAGACTCCACCAGAAAGGCTTCCAACCCAGACGGCTCTCGGCGCCGCATGTGAGCAGACAAGCTCTCAATGCAGGCCAACCGCACATCTGGCGCGTTGCTGTTGTCCTTCCAGACCGGGGCAAAGCCTGCTTTACGGAGCAGGTCCACGCCATTGAACCGTGTCCCCTGGCTGTTCTGATGGCTCCCGGCAGGGTCACAGCACGTCTGCCGCCCAATCTCATCAGGGAACCACTCCTGACGCGTCTGGATGGCGGTCTGGAGGAAGTCATCGAGAAACAGGTTCTGCCCTAACAGGCCACCGAGCACCCGTATCCCGCCGGTGTAGGTCTCTTGCGCCCAGACAATACAGGGGTGCTTCTTGCCGAAGTCGATGGACTCGAGCAGCACCTGAGCCGGGTTGTAGAGGTTCGGGGCGGTATGGAGTCTGCGGACAAACGCGCCCTTGTAGACCGGATCGCCTGTGACGTTGACCCCGCGCTTGCCGAGCACCACGCTGCGGTATTTGGCATGTTCCGGCGGATACGTGCGCTCCTGGGTCTCGATGAAATCCGGCGGGAGATGGTGCGCGTTATCGTAGAGGCTCACCGCGTAGTATTTACGCCCGTTGATGCTGTTGTCTTCGGGGAATTGGGCCGCTAACCAGTGAGTAACGTTCTGAGGGTTTGGGCTGAAGATGAGTCGATGGGGATAACCAGGCTGACGGAGTCGCCCTCTAAGCTCCAGCCCCATATCTTCAGGTAATTCCTCTGTTTGATCGACGTAGATGAAGGAAACGCCCATGCCCCGAATCTTTGAATAGCGGCTTCTCTCATCAGGGGACTTGAGCCCGAAGGCATACACCCGTGAACCGTTCGCAAAGTCGTAGCTGTTCTCTTTGGCGTTCCAGTTGGCCTCTTGGCCCCCTTGCCGGATGACCGCTTCCCAGGCCGGCCGGACTTTAGTCTGTGTTTCGCCGTCACCATACCTCCCGATGTAGCCGTGGATGCCTGGATAGGCTTGGGTGTAGTTGAAGCACTTCCAGAGACAGACCGTGGTCTTCCCTGAACTCAGCGCCCCTTCGATGTCAATCTCTGGGGTGTCATCGAGCATGAACTGGCTGACCGGGCCGCGCCAGTCCAACTCTACGATGCGCTCAACTGTGTTTGTGGACAACGGTTGTGCTCACGGGCACCTTGGGATCGTCCCCGCCTTCTTTGACTTGCAGGGGGAGGACACGGCCCACGAGCGTCAGGAAGGCTGTTGGTGTGGCTTGGGCGTGCTTCTCGAGGTAGCTGACGCCCCCGACGTTAGCGAGGGCTTGGAGGATCATGTCCTTGAGGGCAGCCGGCACCTTATTGACGCTGCCTTTGGGCCTGCCCTTGCCGCGGTTACCTGCGTGTGCCGTAAATCCCCGTAATTTATTGCGTCAATTTCTTGACGGCTAGTAGCTACCGTGCCGCATGGAGGGCTTGCGGCCGGGGTTGCCGTGATGGGTCATCTCGACGTAGCCAGTGTGTCTCATTTTTGATACATGCTCAGGCTTGGCCGCTTCTGAGCCGACCGCGAACTCCCGGAGCTTGTCATGGCTCATCGAACTACGGAGTTTTTCCGCCATCGGGAACGTGGCGCCGTGTTCGGCAGCTTGAAAGAGGCGCTGCTGGGCCTTGGACTTGGCGGGCATGAGAATACCTCTGCTGGGGGAGTATACACCGCTAGCGGTCCTGTGCCATCTGTTTCGTGAGCATCTCCAGGCTGCGCTTGAGCAGGGCGTTCTCCTCGACCACTTGCTCGATCTTGCTGATAGCCTTGGTCAGCGACGAGACGACTGCGGCGTTCTCCTGCTGGAGACGGGAGACCGACTCGCTAAGTCCTTCCACAGCAACAGGTGCGGCTTGAAACGTCCCGACATGCACCGTCCGCATAATCTGCTTGAGTAGTTCTTCCTTCTCGGTTAGCGAGTGCTGGAGACGGGAGACTTCGGCCACTAGCCAATGGGCATCATCAAAACGCACAGTACCGGTCTGAAATCTCTGCTGAATCTGCTCGAGGCGTGTGGGGGTGTCGTCAGGGGCGACGGCTTGGGTATGAGCATCGGCAGGAGTCGAACCTGCTCCAAGGTCTAGAGCTTCAACCACCGGAGACACGGAGGAAGTGGCACGCAGCGGAGGTTCCGCAGCAACCGGCTTTCCCGGCTGGCCTTCTAAGCGTGTTCCCTCATTCATCCCGGCTGTGGGTTTTACGGGCGCACTCGTTTCCTTGGCTACTACAGTGCCTTTTTCGTGCCGGTCCTCCGGCTTTCGATGCTCACAAATGAGAACTTCAGTATCTCCCGGCCCTGTCGCATAACAGCGTTCAGAGTGAAAGTGCGGCGGGGTGTCGTCAGGGGGGCGTGACGCGGCGGTCATGACAGTAAGCCTTTCAAGAGAAGACGTTTACGCGCGTGGTCAGCCTTCGACTATCCCATCAGCAGGATCTACCGCGTCCACGGACTCGGGTTGTTCCAGCGCAAACAACTGCGGATCTGCCTGTAACTGCGGCCACGCAATCACACCAGGGTCTTCGTTTAGGTCGATATGCCATCGGCCACGCTTGACTATTTCAGTCTTATCGGTGCGCGGGCGTCCCGGCATATTCCAACTCCTCGCCCGAATCGGACCATCACAGATCCAGCCAGAAGCCCGAAGGCTGACGCCTGACTCGTCCTCTCGCGTGTAGGTGATCATCGATCGGTATCCCATCGCCTTCCCGACGCGGCGAGCAGCTCCGTAGAGGGCAGAACAGGCATTCTCGCAGCCATCAGTCGCCACGCGGTTGACCTCCAGCGTCAGCCCATCATCGAGCACCCTCGCCACGGGCCGGCCGACCATCGCTACCCCTCTCACTTGATGCTGCTCGTCAATCACCGCGAGCGAGAACCGCGCCTGCACGCTGGAGCCATGATGCCGATGAAACTCGTCCACGTATTGCTTCGCGCGTTCATTGGAACACGGCACCACGATCAGGCGAGACTGCGCCATTAATAGACCCGCCACCGAATGACGCGCCTCTCCCACTCTCCGTGGTTGTGGTAGGACAGCGGATCGAACATCACGACACCCGTCCAGTAAGTCACCGTGCGCTGACGATAGCGCGGTCTCGCTTTCTTTCTGATGACCCGTCTCTTCGACGCGGTAGATCCTGTCCTACTCATAGTGTCAGCGGTCCACGCGCGACTAATTCTTCTTCTCTTCTGTCTGGAGTTGGGGGGCGGGACTCAGACATCAGCTACCTCAATAGCAATAGTTCGGCTCAACCCTGCTCCTGCGAGGGGCCGTCCGCCCGATGCGTGGGGAGTGCCAGCCAATAACGCCACGCACGATACCAGCGCAGCACCTGATACCACTTCGGACGGTAGTAGAACACGCAGCGCGTGACACGATCATAACGATCAGAATCCACAATCACTGGCGCATTGTCATCTGCTACCCAAAAGAACCCGCCATCGATAAGCATCTCACTCCTCCGTGGGGGCGGGGCCGTCGGCCTGCGCGAGGGCGGCTCTCGCTTTGGTCAGCCAGTCTCGACCGAGATACCGCTCCGTGTCGCCATATTCATCGGTGGCGGCTTCTCGTAACAAGTCAATCAGCGCGGGCAGCGCCACGAAGGCGCGGGCATCGGCTTCGTGCTGGGCCTGGAGGCGCGTGACTTCGGCTCGCAACTCGGCATCTTCGGCCTTGACGAGTTCCCGGCCACGAAAGAACGCATCAGCGCGAAGGCTTTCTTGTTCTGCGCCAATCAGTAGATCATCGAGTTCTGGACACGCGACAATCCACCCGTTATCGATCAGACCGCGCACGGCGTTAATGAGTTCCATCATAGATTCGCTCATCGGTCCCACGTCCACGGCTCCAGTGTCCCTCGGCATCACGGATCTACTTTCTTCGGGCGCCCGCCCTTGAGACCATTCAGGCGCACCGCTGCAGCCTTCGCCGCGCTCTTGACGCGGCCACCCTTCCGGCCAAGGGCGACCGCGTGGGGATTTTTGCGGGGCATTAGCGCAAGGTGCCCGTGCCAGGCTCGCCGGTATACAGCATCGCCGCTTCCGGCTTATAGCCAGAGGGTTCGTCGTCCATAATGTCCTCAGATCCGACGATGGTCGTCGTAATCTTGAGACCGGGGAGCAACGCCTGCAGCTTCGCCAGGGCCACCGCACGAAACTCCGACTCATTCACCCAGCCGTCCGGCTTGCCGGCATCGGTCAGACGATACCGGCCGACGACCGTCACCACCGCGAGTTCCTTGCCATACGCGCCGTGCTTGGACTTCTTAACCGCCGCGACGTGAACCGTTGATGTCCGTTCCATACAGAGAGATTAATCCTAGGCGGTTAGGTTGTCAATGACTATTTTAAGGTCGGAGGCGATTTTTGAAGAGAAGGCGAAACAGCGTGATTTATTAGTGATTTATATGGATTTGTCGTCCATGTCTCGATTGATGGGCAGGAGCATTCCG